GTCATACGAGCCATTCTCTCTTCATCACCGAAGAAATCGCTCATGCCACTACCTATCTTATCGAAGAAACCAGGCTCTTCAGTAGGTGTTTCAACAACAGGCTGAGTAACAGTAGTAGCATCATTAAGTTTTGCTAAATTCACACCTGACGTATCAGGGAAATTCATGTTTGCTAAATTCATACCACTCAAATCCACACCTGGAGAATATCCATCATTCATATTGGTAGGTGTAGTATTGGTAGGGATAGGGTTAGGGATAGGGTTATTGGTAGGTATAGGGTTAGGGATAAAATCATTAAACTGTCTTTCTGCTCTACGCATATCCCAATTCGCACGTTTATTTTCTCTAAAATCACCCCTATAGTTATTATAATCAACCTCTTGTTGCATAGTAGGTGTCTCAAAATTGCCTCTGATAAAATCAAAAATACTCAGTGGTTTGTCATAAATATCGTGCTGTGCCATCTATATCTCCTAAAATTCGTCAGGGTCATCATAACTTGCGTATGAACCCACTTCGCTATGCGCCATATCATCAGCACTTGGATTACTACTCCAACCACCACCTGTATGCTCTACGCCAATATCTTCGTTTCCATAGTTGTATGTATTATATCCGTAGTCACCTACATCAGTTGTTGATACAAAACCATTGCCTATTAAACCATCTCCTTGCGGTTGGTTATTGCCGAATATACTCATTAGTCCACCTTCTTTATTCATAAGGTGTCCTATAGCAGTTCCTACTCCGTATTCGTCAGGGTCGTTGTAAGCCTGAATATTACGCAGAACTTGAAATGGCAAGGAATAAATTTGTGCTACAAAGTCAATAGGACCACCTGGTTCTACTAAACTAAAGCCACCTTGTTTGTTTTCCATGTTCATTCCAAGCATCTAAGTATCTCCAATCACGTTAACTAAAATAACTCATTAGTCCATCTCTCATATTCGTGCGCCAATCATCAATGCCTTTATTTTGTGCTGCCATGTCTTTCGCTTGGTCTGAGAACATATTAATATCATACTCGTTAGCAATCATTGCTCTGTCTATTAAACCACCATATTTAGGATTATTCTTTGTGACACTTCTCATTGCTTGAGTGTCAATACCTGCTCCACCTTGACCTGCTACGTTTGTATTTTTAGCAATCGGTATCATAGTAGCACTTGTCATTGGTACGTTAGTTGGAGGAATCCCTAAATTAGGTTGTGTCGGTTGTTGAGTCAAGAACTGTTTATAGATAGAACTAAACTCTTCATCTGTCAAGCCACCACTTGCTTTAGCGTGTTGTAGTATTTCCTCTAAGTAAGTCATTAAGCCATACTCGCACCAAGCGTCAGATAATCAAATAGACCTGGTTGCTTAGTGTTGGTTTGTGTCTGACCTGCTGTAGTAGAGCCAAGTGCTTGAGACAAGTAACCAAGTGTATTCTGTGGTTGTCCTGTGTAGCCACCAAATCTTTGTTTAGCAGATTCAATAAGTGCTTGTTGCATCGCTTGTTGTTGAGCGCCTTGTTGAGCAAGGTTCTGAGTGACTGTCTGACCCATGCCGAAGCCTAGGTTAGAAATGTCTGCTAATTGTCCTGCTGCACCTAATCTTTGTTGTTGACCTTGTAAGCCTGAAGAAACATTGAACTGGTCAGCATTCATTCTGTTGCCAATATCTGACATTGCTGCTTGTTGTGCGTTTTGGAAGCCTTGTTGTCTTAAACCTGCTGATGATTGAGCAAGTTGTTCAACAATGTTTTTACCCATCTCACCTGTTGCAATACCATGACGTGAACCACCGAAGGCTTTAGCAGCATTTGCTTGAGCGCCTAATTCATTCAAACCTAATTGACCGCCTCGTAGTATGTCCGCCTCATTCGCCTTAATTACATCAGTCGTGTAAGGGTTCATGTAGGGTGTCATGCTAGTCGTTGCAAGTTGTCCTGCTGACACAGTGTCTGGTGTGTAACCCATACCTTGAGCCGTACCTATTCCTGCTCCTCTAATTCCTTGGGCTGCCATTTGATTGATATTCGGATTCTGTGTTATCCCACCTGTTTGCGGTCCACCTGCCATAATTTACTCCTAACTAAATAGTTTGTTATATTTATCTACGTCACCAGGCTGTTTTGCTTTCAACTCTGCTAATGCTTGTTCATACAAAGGTGTGCCACTATAACCTTGAATGCCACCTGAAAATGTTTGTGCTTGTGGAAGCCCTTGTAATGGGGTTAAAGCGCCTGGTGCTGAGAGACCAAAAGCCTCTGCTGCTCCTATATTCTGTTGCATCGCTGCTGTCTGAGTAGGATTAAAGGCTGCCATATCAGGACCTTGCCAAGGCATATAGCCTATCTTTTGTGTATCTTCTGCTCGTGCTAAATTCCTAATAGATGGTTCTTTTAACCAATCAGGTATCTCTGTTTTTTGTGTTGTGCTACCGCCTTTACCACCACTCATGTCAAAACTCCTTTGCCAAAACGACTTGTTGTTCTTTCCAACCGTCTTTATTTAATATTTTCTTCCACCCCTTTCTTCCTGATAGGGTCATTCCATCGCACCCTTGAGCCTTAGCCCATTTTACCGCATCAGAGTGCATATCTGTTATCTGTTCAAGTTTTCCACCTGCCAAGAAGACGTGTAGAACTTTCTTGTTAGGATACACTACTATTTCCGTTACGGCACAGCCTTTTACGCCACTCCAAAGTTGCATATTCCCACTCATAACACCGTCAACGACATCAATAAAACTATGTGTGTCACCGCCTTTGTCTAATGCAGACTGAATCCACTCCCTACAACGTATTAAATCTTCCTTAATATTCATGGGTCTAGTTTAACTTTAACCCAAGCACCGTTCTTAGATACTACTAATGTGCCTTGCGCTCTATCCCACATAAGGATACCATCCTCGGATGCAGACTCACCTGACGTTATATATCTTAACTTATCTTTGTTAGTAGATAAATAAGAGACAAGACGTTCACCCCAAGTCTTCCAATCTGTTCCTGAAGGTGCAGGGGGATTAATCATCTTTTACCACCTGGTCTTGCTTCAATTCTCATTACACCAGAGCGCCAATTAGTGTTACCTACGCCCTCTACTCTTAGCCTTACTTGCCTACCTGTAAATCTAACATCTGTAGGATTTGATAATGTATAAGGACCATGTGTTGTTTCTGTTGAGTTAGGATAGAACCTTGTCTTAAAAGAGACTTTGACTTGACCCTGTGTTTCTTCATCAGGTATTAAGTTAGATACTTTCATGACTGTATCGCCATTACCTAAACTTATAGGTCCTGACTCAGCATAAGGCTTAACAGAGCCATGTGTGTATCCTGTCTCTTGGTTGTATAGGTTGCCACTAGCATCACACCAAATAGGGTTAGAGAACACACCTCTATCTACACACGCTGTACGGTCTAATGAACCTACAGTCCAATGACCTTCTTTGTAATCTAAAGCCACATACTTGTCGTTTTCTGTAGATGAACTTGAAGGATAGAACCACCATACTTCACCATGTTGTGAATTATGAACTGCGGCTGTCTTAGTAATCTGAGTTGTGTTTATGTCATTAAACACGTAGTCTAATACATCACATTTAATTTCTGTTGCTATCGAACCATCAAATGTATAGAATGCTTTGTTACCCATCCAAAAAGCACCTTCATCTACTGCTACTATTGCTTTTCTTGCTGCAATACCACACGCTGTTCCTACTCTTTCAAATCCATATACAAAAGGAGGTCCTGAGTATGTTGCTATATGAGCATCTTGGTCAGTAATAATAAGAGTTCTGCCTCTCATACGAATACCACACATTATCTGACCTTGTGTCTGTAGTTCAAAATCACCTGCCTCGTTCGTGGCTGCTGGCGTCCATAATGTATTGTCTTCTCTATCACACCACTGAACTTTTCTTGGGTTTCCACCTGCGCCTAATGCAAATACAAATCTTTCTTCAGTTACAAGCATTGAGGCGTTTGATACAGGTGCGTTAGTTAATGCTGTTGCTAATGTAGAGGTATTCAACGTCCACTCGTATATCTTGCCATCTTTTGAAGAACAAGCAAGTAAATATTCACCCCACGTATCTAAAGACCATGTTGTTGCTTCTTGGTAAACGCCTGAACTCGTTGGCGCTCTACCATAATTACCTAGACCGTGAAAACCACCACCATATCCTAGATTTAAACCACCATGTAATGCACCAGTTGTTAGACCTGTAGGCGTAATATCAAATACTGTAAGAGACGAATTAACATAATACAACTTCTCGTATGTAGCACCCACTAGGTTTGAACCAACAGTGTTATCTATCCAAGAAATCATTGCTCTTGGTGCTTGTGCAAAGGCTGAGTTTTTTCTAACGGTCCAACCACCCACAGGACGCATTGAGCCATCGTGGAATCTAACTAGACTAGCATCACGCCATCGATTAGAGGATTCAAAATCTGTTCCGTTTCTGTGAATGCCAGGTGGTAATTGTAATGGTATTAAACTCATGCTGCTATATCCGTCCAAGTGTTTGATGATTCTGCTATTGGTGTCCAAGTAGAAGATGTCTCAGTAACATCTTCCCATTTCTCTCTAGCTATAGCTAAAGACCCTGAAGTAGTTGAAACTGTAGCACCTGAGTGTTGAACCCTATTACAAGTTGCTGTAATTGTTGAAGTAGGTGAAATCTGACTGCGACCTTGATATACCGCCTCTGCTCGTGATGTAACCGAACTTGTTGCTGTAGTTGTAGAACTACCTAGACTAATCTTCTCTGAGCCACACGTTGCACCTGAAGCAGGACTACTTGTAGCACTAGACTCTCTAACTCTTGTAGAAGCAGAGGTTATGCTAGATGTAGCTGTTACAACTAATGATGCGTTAGCCTGACGAGTTCCGACTGTCGTAATGACAGTTACGCCCATACTTACTGCACCTGACTCTCTTAATCTCTCACCACTATTTGTAGTGGAAGATGATGCAATAACAATTAATGAGCCGTCTTCTAAGTCGGCTGTGGAATACTTCGCCCTATTGTATTTCCACTGATTGTATAACATTAGTCTAGCGTAATATCTAGGTCGCCTGTTGGAATACGGAACACATCGCCTGAGTCAATAGTCTTAGCTGACGTTAGTGTTGCATAAGCCATTAAGTTACCTGATGTTAAAGCATCGAACACCCCAACGTGGGTTACTGAACCCCATGAACCTGTTGCGGTAGGAAATTCGATGGCTGCGTTATTTGATGTAGTATTACCTGATGTGGTGAATGCTATTGCTTTACGCACATAACCGCTACCTGATAATTCTGTACCACCACCTGTCTCGCCTGGGGCTGCTGTGAATAGAGCCACATACTTAGTTGTTGGAGCAGTGTAAGCCGAACCTGCAAATACGTGGTCTAGTATTTCTGTTTCTAAAAAGTTTGTGAATGACATTATCCTAATCCTCTTATTTTTAATTTTAATCCTGAGCCACTAAACCTAGCATTCTCAGATACTTCGTTTAATCGTGCAACTGAAGCAGAATACATCTGCGCCCATATTGCAACTCTCTCGTCTTCTCCTAGATACGGTGCTGAATGTAGTAACACTCCATAGAGGTAAACATCAGGTGCTTCTAGTAAAAGCCAATTATCAGCGTTACTACTACTAAGAGCCTTCGTCTTAGGATAGTAAAGCAATTCTGTATTAACTTCAGCAGACGGTGTTGGGTAGAACTGAAATTGACCGTCAGCGTGTGTGTAATGTGTTGGTGTTCCTGAAACGTCTTCATTAGAGGCACGTTTGTCTGCCATAGCAGCCCTTGAGATTAAATCAAGTGGAGATGTTCCGTTGTCTCTGCTAATGCAATGAAGTTCTCAATAGCCGAAGTTAGGTCATCCCTGTTAAGGAAGTCTGCTACTGCGGTCTTTAGCGTAGTGAATGTATTAATTGCCATAGTTACCCTTAGTGAAAATCATCTTTTCTCTCGCTCTTCTATTGACTAAGCCTTTAACAATCTTACCTTTTG